AAGAACAGCCACACTCGGTGGTACCTGCACGTTTGTGGATGTGCCTACGTCAGTCATAATAACATCGGGGAAATATGCAGCTGCAAACGAGCTGTCGAGGTTTCGACCAGAAAATGTATTGACCGTGTTCGTAACGCTTGTTAGCTGCGCAGATCCGGTGACTACCTCGTTATACGTGTCCTTATTCTCAATGTCCATAATGTACATTGCGTCGAATCTTTCCTCAACAGACTGTATTACGTAGTCAGACACCGACTTGTGACGGATACCTGGAACTGCCAAAAGCTGAATATCAACATCGGATCTTTCAGCAAGAACGTCCATTGCCTTACGATACGCGGCGACTGTTGGCCCCGTTACCCCGCCCTGTAACGTTACATCTGCCATCTCCTTTGTCACAGCAATATTGGAGAACTTAGCTTTCTCATTATTGAATATATTGACTCCATCAAAGCCCCCCTGAACTATGAAAGAGAACTTAAGAAAACGGCGAGCAGAGGAAAGACCGAAATCATTCGCTACAGATAACAAGCGCGAGCCTCCGGAGGCATTTAGGGTTCTTGCGGTACCATCGATATCCGGTATACTCGATGCGGCGACACCAGATCTGCGGTACACTGCAGCGGCCCATTGCTTCGAATCAGCAACCGGAGTGGAATCGGTGGTTGTACAAACCTGGATGTTTTCCAGACTGAACAAATTGTTGTTAAATTTATCGGCGTCTAAAACAGTGCCACTGCTATCAGCTGTACCCTCATTATTACCCACCATCGCTTTACGACCAGATTGCGAATAATTTGCGAAATATGTCGAGTAGTGCTTGATTGATGGGTCGAGCTTTACGTTCTTGTTAGGCTCAGCTACGAGATCCTTCACCTCAAATTGGACGCCCCAGTAAAGCTCAGCGGCGAGTGCCTTTTTCGGAGTAACATTCTTAGAGACTGTCGCTCGATATGGCACCGGATATTGAACAAGACGAGAAGCGACAGACGAATTGAGAAGTGGTGTAGCAGAATCGCCTGGCTGACCAAATATCGAAGATCCAGAGGTAACTAGATGCTGCGGACCGCGGAATCCGACTGGCAGGCAATCCGCGGGAAGCTTCCCCTTATCAAGTTGAGTGTTTGTCTCAACGCGAATATAATTCGACTTGTTGGGATAAGCACCTTCCAAAATCAATTTCTGAGATCCAACGCGCTTATCGAAGTCATAATACAAATGATAATCTCCAATTTGCCTAGCAACATATCGATCAGAACCTGGATCCAAAGAAAGCTTAGAAAATTTCTCTATGACGACCGGCTCGGTGTCACTATCGTTGTAATCTCTCACTAATAAATCGAACGCTCCAAATGGTTGATTTACGTTTGTGGACTTAACAATATTCTCAATAGAAATCTTTACCCTAGTATTTCCTATCGCACCATCATCTAAAGCATGGATTCGGAAAAGATTGTTGTTTTTTCCACCATACTTCTGAGATATAACATAGGGAGAAACAGCGGTACGGAACCTGTCTTTATAGCTGTCAAAATCTGGTACGTTTGCGTCAGTTGAATTCGCCCGAGATATCGAAGATGTCATAAGGAATGCAATGTCCTCATTACTAACTGTGCCGCCGGCAGTCGCTGCGGCGTACGTCGATGACACCAGACTTGACCCAGTCGGATATGCGATTGCCGGGTAAACATCCCAGTGGGCGTATAGGTAATGTCCTGCATTCTGGAGCTTTGTTGGGTCTGTATTCAAAACATTTGCGAAATAATTCGGTACATTCGGATCAAAAGAAGCTGTGATAATCGTGGGGTAAGCGTCTGTATGGGTATGACCATTCAGCAGCATCACGAATTCTTGACGGCCGCCAGCAAGGTTCACAGCCCCGTTTGATGATCCTGCATTATCCGCACCGCCCGTCCCAAAAGAGCTACCCGCGGCGTAATTGTTGGCTGAGGGGGAGCCCAATGGCGTATTGTTTGTAACAGTCGATCTAGACGCACTGAGGGCGCATACAACTCCCGAGGGAACCATAACAACACCGCGTAAAATCGGTTGGACAGTTCCCAAGCCAGCATCAGTGAATGCCGCGGAACTTCCAGACTCTTCCATGATAACACCAAGAAGGTGAGTACGTCCAAGAACCCCGGCGTTCCCAGCACCCGCGACTGTTGAGCCCGCATATGCGTTCGGTCCGATTAGTCCATTTGCTTTGGCTTCTTGCGCTCCGACCGTGAAGCCGGCGTTTGTCACATCACCGCCGCTATTTCTTTTCTTTCCGTCGCCGGCGCCAAGAAGCCTTAAATAGGTTCCAGCCTTCGCGTAGTTTAGCCACTGACGCATCGCCATCGGTCCAAACTTTACACCGTCCGTATTTCCAAATTCAGCGACGAAATCAGCAAAAGTTGCTACCGTAATAGGAACAAATGCTCGACCCTGATCAGCCGTACCTATAACACCAGCAGGTGTACCTGTAGGCGCAGCCTTTGTTGGGCCTGATAGGTCGATTTCCCTTGTGGAAACCCCAGGACTCTTAAATGTCAGTTCAGCCATTTCCAAAAATCTCCTGTTTCTCTCTTAACTATATCACGCAAAATCTACACCGCTGTTTGTGATGATAAAATCTATCGCAATAAATTCGATTGCCCTTGTCGGCACAATAACGATTCGACCATTCAGCTTGTTGCTTTCAACATCTTCGGAAGTATTGTTGGTGTCATCCATAACAACCTTGAAAGACTCTATACCCTGCTGCGCCTGAATCGCAGCTAGCATCGGTGTAACTAGATTTATGAATCGTGCTCTTGTAGCAGCGTTATTCGGCTCAAAAAGAATCTTATTAGCAACGCCAACAACCTGACGCTTGAGTTCAAGCAACATCCTACGGACATTCACTCGATCCAACGCAGATTGAGTAAGCTGCATCGTCTTTTGGCCAAATATTACAAATCCACCATTCGGAAAGTTCGCAATCGGGTTAATTCGATTATCGTATAAATCATCTCTATCGCTTGCGGTCAACCTAACATCGGTGTTCGTAACAATTCCTAACCCACCTCTATTAAATCCAGCAGGAGCAAACCAAGGATATGCAACAGCATCGTTGTACGCTAACGCTGCAAGAGCAGCAATAGACGATGGAACGCGGACTGCCTCGCCGGTGTTTGAGTCGTTGATATAAACATCAGGGAAGTACGCGGCGCAATAATTGTTGTCAACCGCCCTTGACTCGAATTGCTCTGCTGTTTCCCTCACGTCGGGGGTGGAGTTGGAGGCGCTCTGAATCAACGTCCTATCTTCATCTCCAAATAGGCGTGTGGAGCTCTCTGACCATGACGGAATGTCCATTAAGTAAATGGCCATTGAATAATCACGGACTCTATTGGCAGCCCAATCAGTGACAAATGTGTCTCTTATACCGGGTATTGTTAGGATGTTGCTACGTACCGTCATGGGATCTGTCATGATACGAGCAGCTTCTTTATACGCAAATATATTATTGTTGAGACGACCGGATCCAGCGGGATTAGTACTAAGACCAATTGTAGAAGCGCTAAATTCATCAGCAGCCTTCCCTGTTTCACCAGACGCGTCGGTCGACGTAGCTCGATCGTTCATTAATGACATGTCTTTATCAAGAATATTCAAGCCGTCGAATCCACCGTATAGCGGAGTCGTGAACTTAAGGTAACTCGTAAAACGATTAAAATGCACTGACGATGAATTAACAAGCGAAGCAAAAGTAACTCTATTTCCTGCACCGTCTGGATCATTTACCACATAGGTTTGCGAATCAGGTACACCATTTCGAATATATGATGCCTCAAGCATGTGCTCCTTTGCAGAACCAGTTACATATTGTAGTAATGTTGCAGAATTTGAACCTGCTGTGGCGATCGTGACTTTGGCAAGTGAAAACTTGTTAGCGTTAAATGTAGCGACTGCAGAGCCAGAAACTAAAGTATCAAGCTTTTGAATTCCCTGGAACTTCGTATATGCTGAAACTGTCGGGTTTGGCAGAGAAGACACATTCTGGTCCAAAACAGCACTGGAAAGGTCGTTCTCCTTCGGGCATCTTTCAAACTTTGTACCCCAGTAGAGCCTCCCATCAACACGCTCGTCGTCACCAGGCAGCCCAGAGAACCACGGTGATGCGTTGACCGCACCACGGGTAATCTTAAAGCGCATCGGAAGAGGAGGAACAATTGAGCCTGGCAGCGCCGATGTGACGCGACCCGCGAGACGCGGGTTGTCGAGTTGTCCGTACGTCACTCCATCAAACTCAAGAGCACCCTTGAGCGAGTCTGTCAGAGCGTCTGACGTCTTTATAGCAGGGATCCCAGCGAAACCGAACGGTAAAGCATCTGACGGTACTTGCTCCCTATAAACAGCTTCTTCTATAACAACTCTAATATGTACAGATTGATTAGGATATTTTCCACTAACGACAATTCTTCTTTCATCGTCGTTTTCTGCATCGAAATTGTACCGTGCCTTATAGTCACCAATTTTTCTACCGACAAAGCTTTCTGAGTTGGGATCTAAAGTGCATGCAGGATAGCTTTCCAGTACCTCGGGATCTAAATCGGTGTCGCCAAACCGACGGACCTGAACCTCAAACGTACCAAATGGGTAATTCTTATTTGAGCTAGCCCGCAAATTCGCAATAGAAACCTTGACTTTATTATTCCCGTATGCTCCGTCCGACAGGGCTTCAAAATTGAATAATTTATATTCTGTGCTTCCGTATGGTTGTGATAGTATAGCGGGAGACGTAGGAGTTGTATATCGTGTGTCGTAACGACCGAACAACATTGTAAACTCGTTGCCCGCGCCCGAGCTTAATGTTCGGCCATAATTTCCAGAACCTGAAAGAATGGCAATAGACCCCGCGGTTTCAAGAACAGGAGCGATCTCATTTTCTACAGCAAAATCCATGTAAAGAAGGTGCTGGTTCGTG